ATGAAAAATGATTCGTCATATCAGCAAGGCGTTCCAGATCTAATTCTTCTTTGGAAAAAGTATTGGGCTTCATTAGAAGTTAAAGCTGCTGGTGAATTTTATGCTCATCCCAATCAAGTCCATTTTATTAATAAGCTAGATGAAATGTCTTTTGCTGCATTTATATTTCCTGAAAATGAAGAGGAAGTCTTGAATGCACTTCAACAAGCATTTACATCTCCGAGGCGAACACGCGTTTCTCAGTCCCAGTAGTTATCACTGGATCAATTACACGCCCGAACGATTAGTTGAACGTTGGGTTGCATCTCAAGCCATGGCGTATGGCACAGCGCAACATGACTACGCTCAAAGAGAAATCGAAGCAGGTCGGCTTTCGAATCTAGTAGGAACCATCGGTTTGTACATTAACGATGCTATCAAGTATCGAATGGCTACCGAACAGATTCTCTACTACTCCGAGAATTGTTTTGGGACAGCGGATGCTATCTGTTTCCGATACAACACTCTTCGAATTCACGATTTGAAAACCGGTGTATATCCTGGATCACCCCATCAGCTTGAAGTTTATGCTGCACTCTTTTGTCTGGAATACGACAAAAATCCACTTGATATCAAATACGATTTGCGCATATATCAAGATAATGAGGTCATCATGTTTGATGTTGATCCGGAAGACATTCTGTTTATCATGCGACGGATTCGTGATTTTGATAAGATTCTGACCCATCAACGATTGGAGGAGGAAACGTGATTCGTACACAAGAAGAACATCTCGCGCATTACGGCATCCTTCGAAAGTCGGGTCGATATCCTTGGGGTTCCGGTGGTACGCAAGATCAGCGTAATCGAGATTTTCTCTCGTATGTGGATGGTCTTCGAAAAGAAGGTCTGTCCGAAGCCGAGATCGCTCGAGGTGTTGGAATCACGACAACCGAACTCCGTGCTGCTAAGTCCATTGCTGGTCAACAGCAGAAGCAGAGTACGATTCGCCAGATCGAAGGGTATAAAGAGCGAGGTTGGTCGAATACAGCAATCGCAGCTCGTATGGGTATCAACGAATCCTCGGTCCGACATTATCTTGCTCCTGGTGAAAAGGACAAAGCCAACGCTCTTCATGTTACGGCCAGTATGCTTAAAGATGAAGTCGACAAGAAGAGTATGGTCGACATCGGCAAAGGTGTCGAAGCACAGCTTGCTGTTACAACAACTCGCCTTCAAACTGCTGTTGCCATGTTGAAAGAGGAAGGCTACAACGTTTTCAACATCAAGATTCAGCAGCTCGGCACAGGGCAGTTCACGACCATGAAAGTGTTGGCGAAACCTGAACATGATCTCAAGTATGTACAGAGAAATCGCCATCTGATTCAGCAGATCCAGGCATATTCGGAAGATCATGGTCGTAGCTATCTGAAGATCCAGCCTCCGATTTCAGTTAACTCAAAGCGAATCGCGATTAACTACAAAGAAGATGGCGGCGATAAGCTTGATGGTGTGATTTATGTTCGTCCTGGTGTGAAGGATCTTTCTATCGGAAGTAGAAACTATGCCCAGGTTCGTGTCATGGTTGATGGGACACACTACCTGAAAGGTATGGCTGTTTACAAGGATGATCTTCCTGAAGGCGTAGATCTTGTCTTCAATACGAATAAGTCCAACACCGGTAGAAAGAAAGACGCTATGAAAGAAATAGCGGATGATCCAGAGAGTCCGTTTGGATCTATCATTCACCAGGTACATGGCGAGAATGGCAAAGTTACATCAGCAATGAACATCGTCGGTACCAAACTCGGAGCTGGCGAAGAAGGTGCTTGGGATAGTTGGTCGAAGAATCTGTCTACTCAGGTGTTGTCTAAGCAAGATGTTACTCTTGCTCAGCAGCAGCTGGATTTGACGATGGAACGTCGTCTTACAGATTTCAACGAACTCAATGGTCTGACCAACCCAACTGTTCGTAAAGATCTGCTCTTGAAGTTTGCTGACGAAACCGACGCAGCTTCTGTACACTTGAAGGCAGCTGCTCTACCAAGGACAGCAAACCGAGTTCTACTTCCTGTTCCATCAATGAAGGATAATGAAATCTATGCACCTAGCTTTAGGAATGGCGAACGAGTTGTTCTAATTCGTCATCCTCATGGTGGTACTTTCGAAATTCCAGAATTGACGGTGAACAATAAGAATCCCGAAGCTCGAAGATTGATGCCGCCAAGTCCAGACATGGATGCGGTTGGTGTTAATCATCGAGTGGCAGAGCATTTGTCTGGCGCTGACTTCGACGGCGATACTGTTCTTGTTATCTCGAACAAAAACAAGTCTGTAAAAACAACCCCTGCCCTCGAAGAACTCAAGGGGTTTGATCCGATGGTCTATAAAATTCCTGAGGGATCGAACATTCCACGAGTTACTAATGGCCAGAAGCAGCAAGAGATGGGTAAGGTTTCCAATCTTATCACAGACATGTCGCTTCATGGAGCTAACACAAATGAACTTGCTCGTGCTGTTAAGCATTCCATGGTTGTTATTGATGCAGAGAAACATCAGCTAGATTATCGGCAGTCTGAAAAAGATAATGGTATTCTTGCTCTAAAGCAGAAGTATCAAACAATACCTGGGCGAAAAGGAACTGGCGCAGCTACTCTGATCAGTAGAGCGAAGTCTCCCATCTATGTTCCTGAAAGAAAGCAGAATCCTAAGATCGATCCAGTTACTGGTCGCAAGATGTATGAACTAACTGGACGTATGGTTCCTAATAAGAAGACCGGTGAGCTCGAGCTCAAGAAGATCCGATCTCAGAAGCTGGCCGAGACTGAGGATCCATTTAGCCTTTCTTCTGGTACAAAGATGGAAATTACGTATGCTACCCACTCAGCTAAGCTAAAGGCCTTGGCTAATACCGCACGAAAAGAAGCGGTCAATACCAAGTCTATTCCTTACTCCCCGTCTGCAAAGAAGACGTATGCAGCTGAAGTAGCATCTCTCAATGCAAAACTAAACATAGCCGAAAAGAATGCGCCCCTCGAAAGACAAGCCCAGCTCCTAGCAAACCACCAGGTCTCCATGAAACGACAGGCCAATCCTGGCATGGAGCCTGAAGATGTGAAGAAGATTGGAACTATAGCACTGAATGAAGCCCGCCTCAGAACAGGTGCCTATAAGAATCGGGTCACCATCACAGAGGCAGAGTGGAATGCTATTCAGGCTGGTGCTATCAGTACCCATAAGCTAACAAGAATACTTAACAACGCCAACACAGAGAACGTTAAGAAGTTAGCTGTGCCTAAGTTCCATCCCAAGATGACAAGCAGTAAGATACGTCAGGCTCAGGCTATGTTGGATCTTGGGTATACTCAGCAGGAAGTAGCAGATCATTTGGGTGTTGGACTGACTACACTCAAAGAAGGTATCAATGGCTGACGAATACATGTTGACAACAGTTGACAATCCATTCGATCCTTTCACTAGGTTCGATGAGTGGTTGGCTTACGATACAAGGAAAGGTTATAACACAGCCGGTATGCTGGATCGAATAGCTAATGTGTCAAGTGATTTGTCAGAACCTGACCAGGCATTGGCTATTCAGGATGCAATCGATGAGATTGTAAAAGAAAATGTTCTTGGTAAGTGGATCAAAGTTTCCAAGAATGATACGAGAGATTCGATTGTAAAGTAGGGGGGGAGGGTCGCAAAAAAACCCCCCTCTCTTCATCGCCCGGCTTCCAAAAATTTCCCCGGGGGATATTTTGGGAAAAACACTTTATAATCGGGGGTTAAAACTGTGTGGTAAAGTGCTCGAACTTACACCAATGTAGAAAGGAGGTCGTGTGCCAGCGAGGAAAAGAAAAGTAAAGCTGGGCAAAACTCCCCGCAGACCCGCGACAACTCCTGAAGGTCGTGAACATCAGCTGGTTTCTCAGGCGGTTGACCTTGCAGAACAACAGATTCGTTCTGGCACAGCCTCGTCGCAGGTCATTACACATTTTCTGAAGCTCGGTTCGACCAGAGAACGTCTCGAACAAGAGAGACTCGAGCATGAGAACGAACTGACACGGGTCAAGATCGACGCGCTCGAATCACAGAAGCGTGTGGAGGAGCTTTACATGGAAGCTCTTACTGCTATGCGATCATATGCGGGTGAGCTACCTCCTCCTGACTTCGATGACGAAGCTTAGAACATATTCCGAGCTCTGTCGTCATAAAACGTTTGAAGAACGATACTGGTACCTTCGATTACAGGGTAATGTCGGAGATTCGACGTTTGGGTTTGATAGATTACTTAACCAACGATTTTATCACTCAAACGAATGGAAGAGACTTCGCAGCTTTGTTATAACAAGAGATAATGGTTGTGATTTAGGAATTCCTGGGTATGATATTTACGCAAATCTATTGATTCATCATATGAATCCTGTGACAATAGATGATATCAGACATGGTGGGGATTTTATTCTCAATCCTGAGTTTCTGATAACCACATCGCTTCAAACTCACAATGCGATTCATTATGGCGATGAAACACTTCTTCCTAGAGGCCCTGTTGAAAGAAAAAGTGGAGACACGACGCTCTGGTGAAAGGAGGGAGATGGAACCGACCCAGATTGTCAAGAACCATCCAGCTGAAACAGTAGGGCCACTTGCGACAGCGCTAGCTGCGTTGATTGCAGGACTTGCGGATGTGGATGATGCCGATACGATCTTATATTTGGCTATTGTTCTTTCATTTGTACCAGCGCTAGTTACATGGATCGTCAATCTAAGGCGCGGATCAAATGGACATCCCGTGGAGTGAGTGGCAAATTCCATGGGCTGCTCTAGGCGGGTTTCTTCTAGGTTTGGGCAGTGCACTTAGCGGATTAGCTGCAATAATGACAGCAAGACGAGCCGCTAAGGAGGTGAGAGATGAAGATCACCCCAAAAGTGACAATTCTAGTAGTGTCAGGGTCAATGATGGCGGCGGGGAGCGGGTTTCTGACGGCGACAGCCCTGAGTGAAGCAGCATCCGAACCACTTAAGACAGTAACCGTGGATGTTGGCACGGGAATACCAGGACCTCCAGGACCGCCCGGATCGACTGGACCAAAAGGAGATACTGGTGCACAAGGACCACGTGGCCCTATTGGAGAACAAGGTCCAACGGGACCTCCAGGACCTGCGGGAAGTCCTTGCGCCGGTGCTCCAGCAGGCTATGAGCCGGGAATTTTGCAAATTAACGGTGCTGGTGGACAGGTTAAAATCTTTACTTGCATTGAACCATGAGGAGGATAGGTGAGAACCGAGCGAGGCTTGGTGGATGAGGACACGCAAGAGTTCAATCCATTTCCAGAAGGAGATGAAGATGACCGAGAAGACGGAAGCCGAGAAGAAGGCGGAGAAGGACCAGCAGGAGAAGAGCTCCGGAAAGAAGTATGACGGAGGCGCTATTCCCAAGAGTTCTAGCAAAAAGAATTCTTCGGATTAAATAACTAATAAGTAGGTGAGATAATGGAACCAAGCATTCTTTTAAGTGTAAAGAAAGTCCTGGGAATTGCAGCCGAGTATCTCGCATTTGACCAAGACATAATCATGCATATTAATACAGCTCTTTCTACTCTCACTCAGCTAGGAGTCGGGCCAGCTGCGGGTTTTACGGTTGACGATATTGACGATGCGTGGACTGACTTCATCGATCCAACCGATCATCAGTACAATGCAGTGAAGTCGTACGTATTTCTTCGGGTTCGAATGCTGTTCGATCCACCGCAGACATCTTATCTAATCAACGCGATGACCGATCAGATCCAGGAACTCGAATGGCGTTTGAATGTTCATCGAGAAGAGACTGGGTGGGTCGATCCTGATCCGCCCCTCGTTGCGGAGGGTTGATATGCCAGAGCGTGAAAGTGCCCAAGCTGAGCGGGACCGAAAGGACGCTGAGAAGGCTGCAGACAATCTCGAAAGGCAGTACCGGCAAGGCGTAAAGGACCGGCCGAAGTCGAAGGCTGCTCATAAGCCAAAGGCTAAGGATAAGGAAGCAGAAGCGGAGGAGTAAATGGACGCCCCCGCAATTGTAACCGATATTCTCGAGCATCACGGCATCAAGGGCATGAAGTGGGGTGTTCGTCGAAAGGCTACGGTTGGCGGCGGAGTTCAGCCACACCCTGATGCCGCTCGAGCTCGTACAACACACCAGACTCTGAAGAAGCATGGAACTCATGTGGTTTCTACTTCAGATCTGCAGCACTATGCGAATCGACTGAGCACTGAACAGAATGTCAGTCGGCTCCAGTCAAATCAGAAGAACGCTGGTGCAAAGTTCGTAGCCAAAACTCTGGGACGAGTTGGTAATCGAGTCGTTGATAAGGTCATTGACAAAGCGTTCGATGCCAGCCTTAAAGTTGTTCTGAGTAAATAGGAAGGAGGGTTGGCGTGGGTCTGTCGAATACTGCGATCCCGATCTATTATGGTCGGTTTCGTGAGGCAGTCCTCCGAGGAGAAATCCCTGTAAATCGAGAGATTTCGATGGAGATGAATCGGATAGATTCGCTCATCGCTAACCCTAATATCTATTATGATGATAGCGCGGTTGAAGGATTCATTCGCTATTGCGAGGGAGAGCTAACTCTAACAGATGGGTCAGACCTCCATCTTCTTCCTTCCTTCAAACTCTGGGCTGAACAAATCTTTGGTTGGTATTACTTCGTTGAGCGAAGTGTATATGTTCCGACAAAAGATAACCACGGTGGACATTATGAGAAAAGGGAGATCAAGAAACGCCTAACCCTTAAGCAATACCTGATCGTCGCTCGAGGAGCGGCTAAATCGATGTACGGGTCGATGATTCACAGCTACTTTCTTAACGTGGACACATCGACTACGCATCAGGTTACCACTGCTCCGACTATGAAACAGGCTGATGAAGTAATGAGCCCGTTTCGTACGGCGATCACGCGCGCGCGCGGGCCTCTATTTAAATTCCTAACAGAAGGCTCGCTACAGAATACGACGGGATCGAGGGCTAATCGTGTTAAACTCGCCGCTACTAAAAAGGGTATTGAAAATTTCCTTACTGGTTCTCTTCTTGAAATTCGTCCTATGGCGATCAACAA